TCTCGTCACCTTGATGCACTTTGTTCCTCGTAGCTGCTAGTAGATCATCAACAGGAGTATTCGGGATGGGTCAATTAAACCCTCACGCTCTTTATCTCAACCTGGTGCAGGACCTGGCAGGGCATCTTACCGGTCATCAGTACGACGAACTTCTGTCTACTGGTAAAACCGATTGGTATCCTGACAGTCCCAGACGACAAGTGGCATGCGTTGCGCTTGCCAACTCTTTTCTCAAGAAATTTGGGAGAAGAGGCCGCACGTCCGCGGAAGCGGACAAAGCGTGCTTGTCTACCTTCATAGGTGTAAACCAAGCCTGTGATAACTGGACATACAAGCCAAGCAATAGTGGTGAAGAGGAGCTGTTAGGTCTCGTGAAAAGCGAGATCTACAACTTCTGGAACCCGCAAGGGTTCCCACTGGTATCCAGTTTCGAAGAGATCGTTGATCTCGGACGAGCTGGACCCGGTGCCTCGGTACTAGCCGGTGGCGGAGACTTCTATACGAAGCACTTCGCGTCCCGGTTAAGCGTAACTTGTAGGGGTCTGTATGACGTATACGTCAAGCGTGTATCCACTAATTCCAGCTGGGCTGATGCGGAGATCAACCGCGAAGCTGAGTATGGGGGAGTGGTATGCGTTCCAGGCAATCGGCTAGCCTTTGTGCCGAAGAACGTAGACACGTCTAGAAGCACTTGCACTGAGCCCGCTGTAAACATGTTTCTACAGTTGGGCTTGGGGCAAGCGTTGAGCGCACGTCTCCAACGTGCATTCGGGATCGATATCCGAACTCAACCAAGCTTCAATAAAGATATGGCGAGACGCGGAAGCCTTGAAGGGGGCCCTAGGTCACTCGTGACCATAGACCTTTCTTCTGCTTCTGACTCGATGTCGCTTCGCATGATGCGCGAGATGCTACCAGGAGACTTTATGTCTTACCTGGAGTACTTGCGTAGTCCTGTGACGACTCTGCCTGACGGCAGCCATATGGCGCTCAATATGGTATCTACCATGGGGAATGGTTACACTTTCCCCCTGCAGACCATGTTGTTTGCCTGTGTCGTTCGCGCGGTAGCCTCGTATGACCAGATCCGTCTGGTTACCCGTCCGTTTAAAACCCGGACAGGAGAGACTATACTACCCAACTTTGGAGTATTCGGTGATGACATCATTTGTGAGGCCAGATTGGCTGCACGGGTGATGAAAGTCCTCGAACTCCTTGGTTTTGTAGTAAACCGCGAGAAGTCTTTCACTGACAGTGAAGGACCGTTCCGTGAATCCTGTGGGGGTGACTATTTTCGCGGTCACCCCGTGCGTGGAGTGTATCTTAAAGATCTCTCCACCGTGCAGGATACATACGTCGCCATAAACCAGCTGAACAAGTGGTCCGCCGAACAGGGAATCCTGCTTAGGCGAGCCGTGAGTTCACTTCGTCAATCTCTAGGCCGGCGCGAACTACTTGTGCCGGTTTGGGAAGCCGAAGATGCTGGTACACGGGTAACATCCTATAACCTCGACCGCCGCCGGTATAGCAAAGGCGGTTCCCTTCTGTATCAGAAGTGGACTGCCCGAGCTAGAAAGCTGCGTATAGAGGATGGTTGGATATCCGTGCCGAAGGGCGAAAAGGGGAGGTTGTATAACTCCTCTGGCCTTTTACTTGCTGCCCTTAGGGGCGACGTTAGGCAGGCGTGTATAACAGTCCGTGGAAGGACAACGTTCTACACGTTGCGGAAGGGATGTATTGCTCCCAATTGGGACACTCCCGCACCGGAATTTGGATATTCTCATTTTCCGGTTCTCGCCGAGTCCAACGTAATGTTGGATAAAACTAAGCTGCAAGCCTACGGGTTTGCAGTGGAGGGCAATAAATAACCCTCCAAGCCCTGACGTGGGGTTTCCGCGTCGTCCTCGAG